TTCCCACACAGTCGATAGGTACTGTGCTACAACACGCTCTGTTCGGAACCCTCTGTGTTTTCTATGCTGTGAAGCCATTAACTAAGTATCCCATCGCAAACGATAGAACTATGACTAATCCAATTAGAATCGCTATAAGAGTTTCCTTATCCATTGACAGCATGACACTTCCGACATTGCCAGGCACCGACTGATGGCTGTGCATCTTTAATGACGATGTTGGCAACAATGTCTCTAGCTTCTGTTGGCTCATTACATAATTGGCAATTGATAATCTCGATAAATGGAATGTCATCAAAGTTGACCCAACCACCTAATCCATCTGCATTATGTATTTCAATGTATCCCATTATGCTCTCGCCTTCTGTGGTTCCCATGTTCCCTGGCTACTTAGTTGATACCAAATTGTTGGACATTTAGGCTCTGATCCACCAACTCCTATATGACGGCAGAAATATCCACCCCATGCCCTGCCATTTTTGTTGCCATCCTTAAACTCTCGATCTCCATGCTTGCAGCTAGGAACTACCTTCTCAGTTCCCAATATTTCTGCAACGGTATTGAGGGCTGCATCTATTGTTACTGGCGCTGGCACTTCCTTTATCGATTCATCTTGTTCACCAAATGGCGTAGTCCAATAATCCTTCTCAACTTTAGGAGCAGGAGCCTTGACTACCTTTGTCATTTCTTCCCGGCTTGGGCGCTTTCCCTTAGGAGCATAACCTGCATTTGCAAGCGCTCTGCCGATCGCCGAAGTTTCGCAATTCTCCAATGCTGAAGTTTGATTAACGCCTCGACTAGTAACTGTCTCTTCAGCCAGCCCAGTTGCCCACGCAACACCATCTGTAGCAGTTTTGAATAGATACGCCTTAACAACATATCGATTACTTTCGATAACTTCCAATTCAGTTGAAATACGAAAATCTGGATAGTCCTTAATAAATTTCTCAAGTCTCACCTCTACTGGTTCATAATCGGCTAGGTTAAACATATAGTTCATTCTCCTCAGTTTTTAGTTCACAGGCTAGTGCTAGATAAGCACAGGCATCGATGTATGAGTCAATATGTCCTGGGGATTCTTGGATTCTTGAGAGTTTGACCTCGACCATTGCAAGACAAGCTTGGTAGTCCTCGATTGGGAAATCAAGTAAATTGGTAAGTCTGCGAGCGATCCGATCTTGGTTGATTTTCGGATGACCATAGATTGCACCACGATCTTGCATGACATCGGTTGCACTTTGTAATACTTCTTTGGCTTTCATTCTTGCCAAAATTCTTGACGGTTCACAGCTCGACCTCGATGATAACCCTCACGAAAACCTTTGTTATAGTTACCTTCTGAAACATGCGCGTAGATTATTCCTACCAATATCGGAAACAGAAGTAAAGCTGCTCCGATAACTTGATTGTCAGTCATTTTGCCCCCTATCGCACTAGCACCCTCGGCTAGTAACAGGCTTAGTGAACCACAGATATCAGACTATTTAGGTTTATTTTGATAACGAAATGGTAACGATTCTGCATCATCGACCGCATTATCTATTGTCCGCCTTAACGGGATTATGTCTCTAACGAGGTCGTCCATAGACCTTACCGTTGACTATAAATGTGCCGTTCTTCTCTATGTAAATTAGATCAACTTGGACATTCTTGCCATGAATGTACATAATGGCAAAAGCTTGTTGCCAATTAGCCGTTCCTCGGGTGTATGCGGCCTGTTTGAAGTCCATTAGGTTTCCTACCTCAACCCCATGCAGAACACGCCCCATTCGGCCTCCTATGGCTTCTGAGAAGGATGTCCTGCCAGCGCGATGCGTATGCCCCGAAATTATATTGGAGCCCGTCCTGCGTGCAGCTTCCATTGCGCTTAAACCGCCCTGTGACTTAATAGGTGTGTGATCCCCATGAACTGCCACCCAATTAGGAGCTAGTGGCATGGGCTTCTTCCAAAATGTAATCCCAAGCTCATCAAACTTCATGAATTTTTCAAACCGTAATTCCGGCAAAGATAGAAAACTAGGTATCTTCTTCATAATGATGTTGTATAAGCGATCTGTGTGATTTGACCTAATGCAGTCAGTTACGCCCAGTTCCCATAGAAGCTCGACACAGCGATCACGATCATCGCCCAGGGTTTGCTCGTAGGCTCCTGGAGTTCCATCCGACCACTTGCTTATAGTCTGGAAATCGATCTCATCGCCAATAGTGACTGTTTGATCTGGCTTAAATGTCTGTAAGAATTTTGCTATGTTGCGTGTTAGGTGTACATCTTCGAAGGGAACTTGTAAATCACTTAGGATTACAATTTTCTTCATTAGGTTTAGTCCTCGTCCTCGTCATCGTAGTCGCCAAAGCGCTCTGGATCGATAGGGTCTGGCAATATCCAAGCTGGATATGCTGATGGCTCGACAATGACTGCTAACGCTAGATCAACTTCAAAGCCTGCTCTACGCAATGCTCGGTACATCTCTTGAAGGCTGATAGCCCAAGTGTCAAGAGCGTTGTAAGTCTCTAGGTCAATAACCTTTTTTCTCGCCATGTCTTAATTGTCACTTCTCTAAGATTCGAAGGATGGTTTCGACACGCGCCTCAAGTAGGTTTATTTGATCGCGCATCGATGATCCGCTATTTGGCTTTAATTCTTGAAGGTAGTGCTTTACTAACCATCGCACCGAGCCAATAAACGAACCAATAACGGTCGTGGCAGCAACAGCAAGAACCGCCATGTCCTCCACAGTCATTATCTTTTAGGTGTTGCATATCCAAATATGCCTGACAGTACTGACCAAAGAATGGCACGGTAATCGATATCAAAGTTAGTGGCAGACCATGCAGCTAAGAATGCTCCTGCTGCAAGGAATAGTGGGTTCTTTAGTTTCATGCTTTGCCTCCTAGAAGTGGGATTTGAAAAAACGAACGATCTTCATCGCCAGCCTTTGTGAAGCTGATGTGAATGTGTTTGGTGTGTGGATTTGTACCCCGATATTTGACCCAGCGCCATAAGCTTCTTTTGCTCGCAATGCGCTTGTTAAAAATGACATATGCAATTCGCTTATCTGTTTTGGCGTGAGCTCGTATCTGATCGGCAAGGTAATGAGCTGTGGCATCTTTCCCATCGAGAGAAGCATCGAGATCGAAAGCACGGACGAACCCTGTAATAGGGCAAGCGTTGTGATCGCTCTTTTTGGTTGAGTGCCGGGCATCTCCGTAAGTTCCGTCAGAACGACGGTCTCTGTCAGGATAAGCATCGTCTGCCTGCTCTCTAAATTGAATTACAGATTTACTGAGTCGAGCTTTCATCCAAGTAAGATTGCAGCTTCTTCGGCAGTTAAACCTAAGCGATTAAGGATTTCTGCGCGAGCAGTTGCCTTTGCTTCTGCTTCTACTTTATTAGCTGCATCTGCCGCTTTATCTGTCTCATATTGTGCAAACTCTTCATCGGTCATTTCACGATCAATGACTTCATCTGTCTCTGTGTTATGGATTCTTAACATTGGACGAATTGTTGTTTTAGCCATTATTTCACTCCATAAACTAGAACTGTACCTGTTGAAAGATTTCCGCCGTCATTTGAAAAAACTAAAGAAGTAATCGCGTCATTAGTTTGAATCCCACCGAACGACCACCAACCTGCATTGGCAGCAGTTACACTATTTAAGAAAACAGAATTGACACTTACGCCTTTGTAATTTGTTGCGTTTGAATAATTTTGAATTTCAAATCTAAAAAAATTGTTGGCACTTGTTCTGTCTGTGTTAAATTCGCCCGTTATTCCAGGACCCGCTAACCACAGATAACTATTTGAGTTTTGTCTAACTGTTGTGTTATTGGATAGGCTACCCATTGTTGTAATGCCCGTGTCAGCGTTAGGTGCTACACGAAACAATCCGTTCGAACCTGAATTTGTTACGCCATAAACAAAAACCATTAAATTTGTGTAGGTTTGGTTTATGCTTGAAATTGTTGTGCTTGCACCTGAAAGGGTTGTTGTTGATAGCAAGGTCATGCCACCTGCTGAAATAGCGCCCCATGCTGGAACCCCGCCTGTCACTGTTAAATACTGACCGTTTGAACCAATTGCAAGACGCGTGTTGGTGTTAGCCGTTGCAGAACGGTATTCAAGATCACCTAGCGTTGTTGATGGATTAAGGTTTTTTGTGGTTGTGTCAATAGATGAACCAAGGGTGCGGATAGCCGCCGCGCCATCTTTAACTAGGTCAGTATCATTAGGGGTAGTCCACCCATAATTGGTTGTCGTTGCCATCTATTCTCCTTGATTAGGCTACTATTGTAGCGTTATTCCAGTCCAAAGTAGGACTTATCGTGTTCCATGATTCCGTGATTGGTACATTGTTCCATCTAAACGCCTGCAAGCTGAAAGCAACTGGCGAGACGATTACAGTCAGATCAAGAGCGTTGAATCGGCTAGTCCAAGTCCAACCCTCAACAAACCCTTGGTAACGACCGTCTGCAATATTGGCTGGCAAATCCTCAATGTCAAGAGGTAAGCCCATAAATATGTTAAGAGCCTGATCGCGTGATGCATCTGGGATATTAGGGTTGGTCAATGGGAAAGTTATAGCCTTGAATTGGTCTTGGGGATAAGCCCTAATTGCTAAATAAAAGGCTGCCTGATCTTCTGCATCGGCTTTAAGTTCAATGCTTGTTAAAATGTTTTGTGCTTGGTATCCGTAAGTCGCAATCGATTCTGCATCGGATGCAGTTTCTTGTTGACTATTTTTATAGGTAATTGTGACTTCATTGCGTAGATCACCCAAGCGCCTTGATGTGGCAATACCAGAAGCATAAGCCCAGCCTGCATCGACATAGGCATAACCATTAGCTGCTAGGTATTCACCGCGATGAGTGCTGTCTGCATATCCGATACGCCCGGCACTATCCTCGTAAATGTATCCAAGCCCTGAACGAGCTAATCCTGCAACAAGGCTATAAACATCTGTGGTGCTAGCAGATAGAGCAGTAAGTTCATAATCCCCGGGCTGATCAATCTCACCTAATCCAGAGTTCTCAGCATTAGCCCAAGTGGTTGTTGCATTATAAGCAGCCCATGTTTCTGCTGCTGGAACTTGATTCCATTGATTAAACAAAAGAGCAGATAAAATTGAATAAATCTGGTCCCCATCGTTAGCCTTAACCAATACGCCTTCAGTTAAGGTTTTAGGCAGTTTAGATAAAGCCCCTAGTGCTGTGACGGTAATAGCCTGGGTAATGGCTGGCTCGCCTGTTCTAACCGTTACATCGATATCTGTGACATCTCCGCCAAAGATAGGAACATAAGTGCCAGTCGAATCTTTGACCTTAATAACTACTGAATCATTAACATCAAATCCTGTAGCAGCTTGATTTAAGTTCAAAATGGTAAAACGGCCATAGCCTGCAACAGGCTGAGAATAGATGTCTGAGCGCCCTGAAGTAATAGTTAAATCAGCAATGGTTAGATCAGTAACATCTCCAAGCCCATTGACCTCAATTGCATATTCTGGAGTCCATACTGTCATGCAAACGCACCAGCACCAAGAGTTCCACGATAAGAAGATTGGTTAAGAACGCTGACGATCTGTCGAGCTGTTGACTCTGAATCGATGGCTCCATTAACTGTAATGTTGTTAACTGTTCCGCCTGATGACAAACTTGAATTATTCATTCTTGGAACACCTAAGCCTGAAGTGCCAGGAACCGTTCCTGGTATTTGGGAAAGGTAAGGAGTATCTGCGCCTGGCAATAAGAAGTTTTTGGCTCTGATTGCTTGATTAGCCATCTCAATAATTAAAGCAGTAATCTCTTTAATAACCGTCACAATACCATTGGCAACACTAGCAACTGCTTTCAATACTGTAATAAATCCTTGCATTGATGATTTTCCGTCTGTGCTTACCAGACCAAATAATTCTCCAAAATTTTTGGCAAGGTCTCTTACGATTTCTCCTAATTCAAATGCGGATTCTTGGTTATCTGTGAACCCTTCATTTAGTGATCCACTTCCAGTTAAGCCTGCTATAAATGCTTCAAGGGTTGGCAAAATGTTTTCTACTATGTAATCAACAAAGGATGTCAAAGTTGGCAATAAAGCAAAGCCAATAGTTTCTTTTGCTTCATCCATAGAGATACGAAGACGAGCCATTTTGCCTTCAAAAGTGTCTGCTTGAATACTAGCTTGATTAGCAAAGGTATTGGCTAAGGCTTTAGTCACTTCGTCAAATGACATAGTTTTAAGCTCGGCTGCTGAGATTCCTATACCCAAGCGACCCAAAGAGCTTGTATTGCCCTCATATGCCCTACCAAGAGCATTAGAGACGGCTTCAAGTGACTTGCCTGAACCTGCTGAAATATCAAGAGCCAAAGATTGAAGTTCTTGAGCCTTAGTAACATCTTTGGTTGATCTAGCCAAACGCTCTAGGCTTGGGCGTAACTGGTCATCTGTTATACCAAAAGCAATTGATGTTTGTGTAATATATTTTTCAGTTTGTGCTACAGCTTCATTAGTTGCGCCTGCAACATTTTTTAATGTAGCCGCTAATTTAGCCTGAGCCTTTTCATCTTCTATTGCTGATTTAACGCCATCAACAAGCAATTTCCCAGCATAAATGGCTGCTGCTGCTCCTGCTGCTAAAAACGCAGCGCCAGCAACCTTTCCAAATTTTGTAATTTTGTCGCCAAAAGTTGTAACTTCATTGTCGGCTTTGTTTATATTCTTAGTGAAGTTATCTATATCCGCAAGGAGTTTAAGCGTTAAGGCTCTACTTGTTCCAGCCATTATGTCCACTCCTTCAAAATCTTATCAAACGATTTAGTCCACTCTGCCACGATGTAAGGTTGGATTCTGCGAAGTGTTGGATAAATAAACCAACCCTTAGAACCGCGACCTTCACGTCCTGACCAAACTGGGAACTGCTTAAACTTATTTGATCCAAACTCTGAGCCACCCCAGATATCTTTAGTAGTTGCTCCACCACTAAACTTCTGAGCTGCAAAGCCATAAGTTATCTCACCGATCCTAGATGACTTTTTAACGCGAGAACCTTCTGCAATGCGACTGGCAACTGCTCGGGATGATAACCCCGATGCAGTACCAATCACCTCTTTACGAGCATATTCTGCTAATGCTCCAGACTGGCGTTTTGCTTCGTCTGTTGCCTGCTCGTCCATGTTCTTTAGCGCCTTAAATACGGCACGAAGCTCAGTCTTATCAAAAGCTGTTTGTTCAGCCATGATTCCTCGCTTCCAGTATTTCCAACGCTGTTAAAATGTCTTCTGCCGATTGCCACTCTGACATTGGAATCTGAGTCGCTATTGACAGTTCAACTAAGAGTCGGCTTACGCTTCCTCTTGGATGACTTTTGGGTCATCGCTTCCCACCTCGACATCTGCCACCGTCTCCATCCAAACCTCTAATGGCTTTGTTGGCTTTCCGCCTGCATCACGCTTCATTGCTGAATGTGCTACAAACAAAATATCCCACATGCCACCAAAGTTAGATATGACCTTTTTAGTTGTCATTTCCCATTTGGCATAATCTGGTGGTCTGACTAAGTAAGTATCTTCAGACCCATCATTGTATTTAATTGTTATTTGTTGTTGCATTGTTTGCTCCCGTTCTTAGTTTTTAGCTGAATGTTTCTGTTACTGAACCTTGTGATACTTTGAAACTAAAGTCTACAGTCTGAGCATCTGTTCCAGCGCCTCCTGCTGTAGGAAACTCTGGCTTAATTGGAAATGAGAAAACTGCACCTGTAGCAGCAGTAAGGCTGATGGTGATATCTGTGTCTGGTGCTGTCTCTGCTGCTGTCCATAGAGCCTCGCAAACTGAGTTTGCCTTGCCCCAGTCAGCAAGCATTGAAAGCTCAAAAGTACCTTCAACATTTACTGTCTTGTAAGCTTCGCCATCAAGAGTCTGGTATGTCTCACGAACATTTGTCTTTGTTAGAACTGCGCTTGTTGCTTGGGCTTCGATATCTGTTCCACCTGTGAAAGATAGAGAAATATCGCGCCCTGTGATTACTACGGTTGCCATATTATTTTCCTTTAGTTTGTTTGTGTGTAGTAGGTGGAAACTCTGATATCAGCCACTAAAACATTAGATGGCCCGACTTGAGTTACCGTTGGTTTTTCTATTGCTCCGATTGTGTATCCAATTGGAATAACTTTCAGAACGCTTATTATTAACTGCTCGAGGTTATCGAGCGATGCAGGATTGCTGTTATAGGCAACCGCTACAGATATTGTTAAATTGATCTTTATGTGAAGAGTTGTTTTGCCAATTGTCTCTAATTCCAAATATGGTGAATCTGGAACCATTACAACAAAAGGAACCATAGGAGCTTCTGGAACATAGGCATAGACATTGCCTGCAACTCCTGCTAAGGCTGTTGCTAATGGCTGGCGTACTGTGTCAAGAATTGTTGAAGCTGGCATTACTGCACCATTGAATCAGTATCGATGTATGCGCCCAAGAGACCAGATACCCGATTGAATAAACTCCGACCTAAACGATATGGGCTAACACTTGTAAAATCAATGCCTTCAATCTGACCCCCGGGGGCAATTCGGCTCTGGAATACTTCTACTGATACTGCTAGGACTGCTGACTCTACGGCTGCGTTTCCAACATAAGTTGAAGCGCCTGAAAGAGTTGCTAAGCCTGATGGGATTACTTTTCTTTCGGTAATGTCTGCGTTTGTAATCGCGACAGTAAAGTAACCGTTAAATTCTCTGTAAGCCCCGTCTAAATAAATGCGTGAGCTTGATCGAACAATGAAATCCTCGATGTCAATGTTGCTTGACTCAATAATTGTAAATGTTCCGTTAAAGGGAGCGCCTACGCCTGTAATGACTACGCTCTGACCATCGGAAAAGTTGTTATCGCCTAGAACTCCATAAGTTGCAATGTTATCTTGCAATGTAACTGTGTCGATAGGACTTGAGTATTTAACAAGCATAGGCAAGATTACTGACTCTGCTGTGTCAATTATATCTGTCAAATATGCATCGTTGTAGAGGGATGTAGAGACACCAAGAATAGACCTTAGTTCTGCAACCGTAACTATTGAAGCCATCTTTACATCCTCTCTATTAAACGACTGGGGGAGCGATCGGGAGCAACCGCCCCCCCATGATTAGTGTGTGGTTTTTAGGAAACCATGTAACGGTATGCGCCTGCGCCGAGCTTTGTAGCAACTGCGCCATAACCGTAGTATCCAACTTGTACTGCACCTGTTGAGATCAAGTTTGTCTGTAGAGACAAGCGTGGGCTCTCGTACCATGTGTAAGCTTCTGGATTAACAACGATTGCTGTGTTATCTCCAAGTCCTGCTGTGTCTGTCAATGCGCGTGAAACGCGAAGGTTTAGACCTAGAAGGTTTCCACGAATTGCTGTCGCAGTTAAATCTCCGCCTGCATTCTGTGGGTTGATTGTCTGTTGGAAAATTGGACGGTTTGAACCATCGACCAAGCCCATCAATGCGCCCCATTGTTCTGGAGAAACTACGATGTTTTGTGCGAATCCAAGAGTTCCCTTGTAAATTGAAACTGCTGCATCTGAAACAAAATCAGCAACAAGTGCGCCTGTTGTAAGTGCTGCGCGATCTCCGCCGTTTGTTCCGCCTGTAATTAATGCTGTACCAACTGCTGCATCTGTGGCTTTTGCGTAAGCAAACTCCATTTGACGAACAAGCTCAGCAAAAAATGCTGGAGATGAACGATCTAGAAGCTCTAGTGAGAATGTCTGTTGTCCAATAAATTTCTGAACATTTACAGTAACAAACGCTGCGTTCTGGTCTGTCTCTGATGGTGTTCCGCCTTCTGAAGCAACTGCGACTGTTGGTGCAACTGTGATCTTAGGAATTTCGAATGTCATTCCTGCATCTGGCAATGTGCCGCGTGAAATTGAATCAATAAACGGACGGTCTGCGTTTGAGATTCCGTTGATGACCTCTGTTAGTTGACGAGTTGGTACTAGACCAGCGTTGTCTGTGACATCTGCTGCTGCTGCAACATACATCTTTGATGTTTCGTTACCTAGTGAGGCACGAACTGAATGCTCGAGATAAGAAGCCTTATCCACGATTGGGTTACGAACTGTGACTGAAGTGTAAGGTGCTGTTGCAGCTTTTACTTCAACTTTTGCAGCCTCTACCGTTTCTGCGGCAGGAGCGACTTCTGGAACGGTAGTGTCTGACACTTGTTCTCCTTCTGTGGTTTTTGGTGTTTCATCCTGAACTTCGGGTTCAGAAACTTTGTTTTCTTCGGCAGCAACCTTTTGAACTTCTGCACCGGGAATTGCGCCGTCTGTTAC